TGATGATAGATGGTATGAAGTTATAGCTTTAATTGAAGATAGAGTTTTTATTGAAGACCCTACAAAAGTTTCAGACCAACCTGGTACAAAAGTGGGTAAGTATATTCAAACAAATACTAAATTTATAACTGAGTATACTCCTGAAGGATTTTTAAAAATGACTTTTGGAGGAGGGTCACAATCGGCAGATGAACAATTACGAGAATTTGCAAGAAATGGGTTCAAATTAGATTTATACAAATACTCAAATAACCTTGGATTAGGAAGTACTTTGAAAGGTAATACAACTCTATTTGTACAATATAGAATAGGTGGTGGTATTAATAGTAATTTAGGTGTGAATGCAATTACTCAAATTGGTACTATAAGTTTTTCAGTAAATGGGCCTTCAGATACTGTTAATACGAGTGTTATAAATTCTTTAAGATGTACAAATGTTGTTGCCGCAATTGGAGGGGCTAACGCTCCAACAATAGAAGAAGTTAGAAATTTAGTAGCGTTTAATTTTGCGGCTCAAAACAGAGCGGTAACGGTTAATGACTACGATTCAATAATAAGAACAATGCCATCACAATTCGGAGCTCCTGCTAAAGTTGCGGTTACTGAGGAAGATAATAAAATTAGAATAAGGATGTTATCTTACGATGAAAATGGTAAATTAACTGAGATAGTGTCCAACACATTAAAAAACAATGTTGCTAATTATTTGTCTAATTATAGGATGATTAATGACTATGTTTCTATTGAGGTTGCTAACGTAGTTGACTTAGCGGTTGACGTGGACGTAGTGTTAGATAATACTCAAAATCAAGGAACTGTAATATCTCAAATAATAAGTTTAGTATCTACATTTTTCGACCCGTTAAATAGACAGATGGGTGAAAATGTGTATGTTTCAGAATTAAGAAAACAAATACAAAATGAAAATGGTGTAATCTCAATTTCCAATATTTCATTTTTCAATAAAGTTGGTGGACAGTATTCATCTTCACAAACTTCTCAAAGATATCTTGACGCAACTACTAAGGAAATCGAGTTAATTGACGACACGATATTTGCTGAACCAAAGCAAACTTACCAAGTTAGATTCCCAAGTAAGGATATTAATATTAGAGTTAAGAATCTTAAAATGGTTAATTTTTCTTGATAATTTATTTTATTAGGATTTAGTTTATCTTTTTGAAAATATAGAATAAACTATTTATGATAAAACATTTTATTAATGTCTAACACCTACAGAATAAGAACCGATATCGGTAAAGATAAGTCAATCAAAGTATTATTAGACCAAGATTTTGAATTTTTGGAGATACTTTCTCTAAAAATATTACAAAGTCAAATTTTTACAAGACCGTGTGCCGATTATGGTGTGGTTGTTGGTAGAGTATCAGTTAATAATGGATTTGGGTTACCAAATGCTAAAGTATCCGTTTTTATACCTATTGACCAAGTTGATTCTGAAAATGAGGTTAAATCAATTTTATATCCTTATACTAATACTAATGATTTAAACGAGGACGGATATAGATACAACCTACTACCTTATAAACAACAACATGGGGGTCATACACCCACAGGTACTTTTTTTACGAGAGAAGATGTATTAACAGAACCCGCATTGTATGAAATTTTTGACAAATACTATAAATATACTGCAAGGACAAACGACAGTGGTGACTACATGATTTTTGGTGTACCTGTAGGTCCTCAAACTATTCATTTGGACGTTGATTTATCCGACATTGGTGAATTTTCTCTTTCCCCACAAGACTTAGTTAGAATGGGTAGGGCAAATGAATCACAAGTTGCGGGAACCAAATTTAAATCGTCGGCTAATTTAAATGAATTACCACAAATTGTTTCTATTAATAAAACAATAGAAATTGAACCATTGTGGGGACAACCTGATATATGTTCTTTAGGAATTACTAGAACAGACTTTGATTTAACAGAAGGTTTGAACATCAAGATTGAACCTACGGCTATCTTTATGGGTTCTTTAATATCTAACAAAGATGATTTTACTCAAAAAAGAAACTGTAAACCAAAAAATAAGTTAGGTCAATTATGTAGCATGACTACAGGTCCTGGCGAAATTATCGCCATTAGACAAACTATTAGACAAGACGTGCAAGGTAGACCTGGTTTAGAAGTTTTCGACTTAGATTCGGGAGGTCAAGTAATTGATGAAAATGGAACATGGATGTTAGACGTGCCAATGAATTTGGATTATGTAATAACAAATGAGTTTGGAGAACAAGTTTTATCAGATGACCCAAGTAAAGGAATTCCAACTAAAGGGAAGTACAGATTCAAAGTAAAATGGAATCAACCTCCAACTATGAGACAGCCTGTAAAGAGAGGTTATTTTTTAGTACCAAATGTTAGAGAATACGGATGGACAAATCCTTCAACACCACCACTATATAATGTCCAAAAAAAATCTTACGCTTTCAGTTTAGACTGGAACGATTATTTTGACCCACAATCCGCAATTAATTGTGAAGATACTTTTTATATGATGCAGTATAATAAAGTTTATACTGTTGCTCAACATATAACACAATATAGAAAAGGTTTCCAACGTCCAAAATACATTTCAGTTAAAAATATTTTAGATGATTCATGTGAAAGTGAAAATAATAGATTTCCAACAAACGACGCTCAATTTAGATTTGATTTATTGTTCTTGTTGGCAAGAATAGTAATGCCGATTTTTAAATATATTTTAATCTTTATTGTAATAATTGCTCATATTTTAGCTCAATTTTTAAAATTAATAGGTCCTATTTTAGGTGCGATAATTTATTTTTTCTGTCGAGTTTGGGGTTTTATTTGTGGCGCAATTAATGACGCTATTAATTTAATTAATAAGATATTAAATAAGATAGGGTTAGGTGGGTCAATACAAAACATTTCTTGCCCTAGTAAACAAAATTGTCAAGCCCAACAAGATGCTGCAGAAAATTTATGGAGAAACTTTACATTATTGACCGTACCTAGTTTAACTTATCCTGATTGTGAACTTTGTGATTGTGGAGACGACCAACAAACAAGTGCGGCATTTAACCCTGCCACAGACCCTGGTGCTCAAGTACCAAATATTAATCCGGGTTCAAGTATAATTTCTCAATTTTACTATACCCAATCTTATCAAGACATACCTCTATTACCATACCAATATATGACTGACCCCAACTTAGCGGTGGTTGCGTCAATTATGTCGGGTGATAAAGTTCCTCATTGGTCAGGTACTCTTGGAAGTGCAAGAGCACCTCAACCCGCGGTCTATGATGTTGGAGGTCCTGATGGCAGACAAGCCATAATGTGGACGACAAGTATAAACATGGCCGAAAGATTTAATTTATTTAATACTAAAGCTAAGTTCTTCGATAACAACTCTAACAATCCTGGTGGAGGTGTAAATCAAATAAAAGTTCAATTTAATTATCCATCTGCGGGTAGTATTAATACTAATTTTCACTACGATAATATTATTGCGATTAGTGTTCAAGCCACTTATTTATCAACTTTTGGTGCGGGACAAATATTAACTTTCCAAGACCCTAATTTGAGTAGTGACCCAAATTTAACAGGGGTAACTTCTTTCAATCAATTTAATACTGAAAGTATTACAGGTACAACTGTTGGTACGATAAGCACAAACGGTCAAACAACAATTATACCAAACGTATCAGTAACTTCTGCTAGTCCTAATGGAGGTTCCCAAACCGCTATTTATACGATTACAGGAAATACTTCAGATAGTTCGTATTTAAAATTCCCAACCGACTTAGAATATTTCCAAGTAATTACCGCAACAACAATAACCAATTTTCTATCTACATCGAATCCTACACCATTTGTTGATTCTTTCAAACAAAGAGTACTTCAGAACAACATGTATTTTAACATGTCAGATATTAAAAGAGAATTTTATAGTCCGGCGGGTTTGTATTATAACATACAATATAATCCATTACAATTATTTACTGATTCGAATAATGAAGTTTTAGTATTTTTAGTGAGAGGAGTTGACCCACATACTACAAGACAACCATGTAAATATGATTTGAGTAAAATTTACGGATATAATGGTTTTGGAAATGTTGTAATAACAGGAAATTACAAATTAAACATTCCAATACAACCAGGTTCTTTTAGACCTGCTAATCACTCTAACATAAGTGGTAATTTAACTAACAACACTGACCCGAGTACAGGGTTAAGATTGTTTTATCCTTCATATCAGTTCCAACCTGCGTTAACAGGGTTAGGTTCATTCACAGGATATACCACAAACATGGTTCAGTATTATTCAAGTCTCGGGAGTTCATGTTCGTACCAACCTAATCCAGGCCCTACGGGCTCATTAGGACAAGCCTCGAACTGTGGGGTTGCGCCATTCGGAACAAGTGTTCTAACAGGGTTAATTAATATCGGACCTAGTCCGTATTTTAATGGATTTAATAACCAATTTACTTCAGTTACACCTAAAAATCCTGCACAAAATTGTTATAATTCTCCTCCAATATTTTTTGTTAATTCAGGACAAATAACGCCTAATGGTACGTCAAATAGTAGTCAAAGAAATAGTGGGTATTATAATAATGAAGTGGTTGAAGGAGGTTCTTTTATGGTTCAATCTATACCATTGGTTCAAATTATTCTACCTAATACTTGTAATGAATGGGACTTAAAAGGTTATTATTATTCTTCTGATTATGCTGGTGCTTCAATTAGTTTCCAAACTAATAACTTAGGTATTTTAAATAGACAAATTGTGATGAGAAGTGATAGGTTACCGACATCATCTACTTTCCAAAACTTGGACGGAGCGTCAATGGCTTTAATGCAAAATTCTAATTTATCGACTTTTAATATAGATGATGCAGGTACATCATCCACCACAGGTGGTGGGGGAGGAGATAATTTTCAAAATCCTCAAGATGATATTCCGGCTTACGCTCAAGTTTTTGCATCATTTACATGTGATGGATTAGTACCGTTAGGGTGCTATGGCGTGGATAATAATGGTAACCCAATAGTTCAACCGACAGGTGATAAATGTTACACCAATGGTGTAACTAAAGGACCTTCAGAAGGTCAGTTGGCCAAAATTATGAAAGGTGGATGTTATATTTTAGTTACCGCACCTATAAGAAGTTTGAAAAAAGATATTGAATTAATATTAGAGTGGTCTTCAAGACTTTTAATCATGTTTGGAGCATGTAGAAATGTTTGGTCACATTTATTTACTAATAATTGGATTAATGGTACTTTATTTGCATTTCCTGTTAACAATGATAGGTTTTTCACAGGTGTGAATGTTAGTCCTTCGAATCCTGTAACCATCGATGGTGTCACATACACTAAACCAAATTTTCCGTATACTAAGTATTGTACTGATACCATATTTTTTGACCGTGACACAAACAATTTTTTCTATAGGAGTTGTCCTTATGTGACGGGAAGTACGAATCTTTTTGTTGGAGCGCCTGTCCCTCCTACTAACATATCCAACCCTTCAAATTACGGAGGTAACAAAAGAAATATATTATTTCCAACAACAATGGTTGATTTAGGTCCTAGAGACATTTACTTACAAGAGTTGGTAATGTCTGACGACTATGATGGGTACGTTGTTAATAAACTTAATTCAACAACTTTTAATGACGTTGATGACATATTCAATCTTTTAATAATTAATAGAATTAGTAATCTTAGATTCGTTGGTTTATTAAGAACAAAAGGGAACAAAAACATACTTAGATTTTTTAGCAGAGACCAAGTAGGTGCTGGTTTGATACATTATAGAATGTCAGATGCTGATTATTCTCAGGCGATTTCTATCAATTCAGAATTGGGTGTTGCGGTATTTGACCCCGCGAATTACACATCGGCAGGTCAAATATTTTTTAATGGAGGTGATACGGATGATTCTATTTTTGGGATACAATTTTCTTCAGATACCCAATTGAGAGATTGGATAACACCTAAAAGAACAATTATTAATCCTAATTTACCTGTCACAAATCAATGTGCATTCAATAATTTTGGAGAATACTCTCAAGAAGTTCCTTTTTATAATTGGACAATAAAAACAAATGATTCAACCAATCCAGGACCTCCTTTACCAAACTCAATTTGGGGTTCACAAAAAAATGAATGGTTGACATTACCTAATATAGAACCTACGACTAATCAGGCTATCAATGAAGGGTTCTTGAAATACAGATACCAATCAATGGATAGGTTAAATGCGAATTGTAGGTATTTTAGGACCCAAAACACTAGTCAAACTAATTATTTTAAAGGATACATCTACGGTGTTGACGGTTCAGGAAATTTAAGCCCGTCTATTACAAATTGGCAAACTAACACACCCGCAGCAACCGCGGTAACCGTTGGAGCACCTTTTCATTTTTATTTTGGTTTAAAACAAGGAGCTAGTGCTTGGGATAGATTTGCTAAAAAATGGGTTGGATTTGAAACAATAGAAAATTAAAAAATGGGTAATAGAATAGATACAAGAATAGTTTTAGGTTCATTGAGATATAAGTCGGCACCAAACACCGATTTAGCTTATCAATTACCTTTGTCTCAAACAACTAAAGAAATTATTGGATACGAAAGGAATTCGGACATCAACTTACAACAAGTATTTGATGATGAAAGACAAGCGTCTACAATATTCAGACCAACGGCTAAATTTTCATTAATTTTTAAAAATGCTTATTCAGGTAAAACAAATTATGTACCATTTGAAAATAATTTATATTATCTAAATGCCGCACAAGCCGCGGCACAACAGTGTGCGACAGGTCCGGCATCAGTTGCTTGGACGGGATTACCTCAGTATCAAGAATTTGATTTCATAAGAACTGATTATAATTTGTCAGGGTATACCCAACCACCGAATAACCATTTATTTTTTGTTCCAAAAAGTGCTAATTGTTATAATTGGAATTTTTATATGAGTTATGCTTATGATAATGATTATAATAAAAATATGCAAGTTATCGATAAACTTACTAATCAAACGATAACTTGGGTTTCAGGGGACGGCATTCCATTTGTTGTTGATAGAATAAAATATGACGGACAAAATTTAATCTCGTTTAGATGTCCTATGAAACATGGATTATCTGAAGGAGAATCAGTCCAATTAAGTTCTAATTTTACTTATTTGGGTGATAGAATATTTCAAGTTTATTCGTTAGGTGTTGGAACTCAAGATAGTGATTTATACGTTTTTAATTTAGTTGATATAGGATATACAGGAAGTACGTTTAATAACGGATTAACTGGAACTTTCAAAAGAGTTATAATTGATAGATATTCTGCGGATACTATTTCAAAATATTATGTTAGAAAACATAAAATTTTAACAAATCCTGAAGATGCTGTAATGGCTAAAGCCGCTTTTGAAGAGAATATTTTTGGAATTTCAAAAAAATATGAAAGTAGTGGATATACTCCTAATAAAGTTGCTAGAGTTTCAATTAAAGAAGGGGCTCAATCTTATACTCTTTCATTCAATAATGATGTTAGTATTGAACCTTTGTTAGATAATCAAAAGAGACCGATAACGGAGCTTTTCTTTACTGTTATGTGGAAAGGTTATTTTGGTTGGACAACAGGTAAATTGAAACAAGGGTGGGAATTTAATGTTACGTCTAATCCTACTAACAAATACCCTAACAGTTGGTGGTCTTTATTTAATACGTTATCAGATACTCAATTTACTACAGGTACTTGGACAGGACCGTTTGGTAATAATTTTAATTATGTTAATTCATTAAAGTATGATGATACTTTAGACGGTGATTTTTGTGAATGGAATGATTTTGAGCAAAGTGAAAGGGTTATTTCAGAATTATATCATAAATTCATTTTCAATCCGGCGTATTTTAATATCGGTACGGCGCCTCCGCCCTATACTGTGACAAACCCATTTGGGTATTATTATAAACCTCATCACATGATAACAACAAGAGTTTATTCGGATTATATTGAAGGTGGTGATATTAAAAATGTGGTCGGAATACCAAATTATGCTCACTTTTCAACAACTCAAAATGAGTTTATTTGGAGAGATATTTATTCATACGGGTTTATAGATACAAGAGGTAGAGGTGTTGATTATCCATTTTTGAATGGTGCTCATTATCCGACTTCAACTTATATTTTTAGAATAATACCTGAAGGAACTAATTATAGTGAACAAATAACAGTCGCCCAACCTTTAATAGATGATTGCGAATAAATTTAGAATATTAAAACCAACAGATAATCAAGTTATCAACATACCAATCGAGATTAAGTGGGATTTATTTGGTAGAGATGATAGTATTGATATATACGAGAAAGATGTTATTAGAGAGATAATCGCATCACCTGGTGGATTTGAAATATCAAGATTTGCTCATGATTCGTATGGTGAATTTGGTCAAACCGCGTTAAATTATGAGTTCTTATTCTTTAACAATAATTCTAGTTTTGTTACTGCGTCAACGGCTAATGATTGGGTTAATAGTTATGTTACAAATAGTAGTACACCATCAGGATTTTCCCCTACACAAATTTATTATTATCAAAAACCGTTTACAAAATCTTTCTTTAAACTTGATTTGTATGACACACCTGATAGTAAGACACAAACTAATTATATTACATTCATAATACCTGTTCAACAAGGATTGACAGAAACAATATCAATATCCCCGTATAAACCACCGATTCAAATTAAAAAACCAAATATGATTTTAGATTATGTTGGTGATAAAGAAGGATTTTTTATTTATTGGTTT